ATGGTAGTAGTGATGCTCCAGTTTATATGTACAAATTTTTTAGAACAAGCGTAAGTGCTTCATTTGCTAGTGGTAAATTAACTCCATCTAGCTCTTTGTCTATTGAGAATATAGCAGATAATGGAGTTGATTATAGTTCTGGAACAGAAACAGTAAACACTGCAGATGGTAATTATATCTCAACCATTACAGGAAATAGTGATGCTGCTTCTGCTAGAACTCCATTCATTAATTCACAGAAAATCGGTGCTACTGTTACTCCTCTGTTTAGAGTTTATATGAGAGCGGCTGGTTCTGATACAAATAATCATTATGTAGTGATAAGAGATGTTAAGAGACCACAAAACTCTAATTCTAGTCCAGAATATGCTGAATTTGGATTAGCAGTATATAGTGTGGATGGAAACCTCATAGAAACTTACAGTAATTTGAATATGGATCCGGATTCTTCTAACTATTTAGTAAAAGTAATTGGAGATGAGTTTTCAACTGTAAATAATGATGGTGAGATTACCACATATGGTGATTATCCTAACTTATCACCAACTATAAGAATAGGAGACTTCAAAGAAGAACTATTTAGAAGTAATAAGAGCTTACAGCCAATGGGATTTGCTTCAGTAGTCGATCCTATTAAAGCAACAGCGGCTGTTCCATCAGCTTCTTTTAATCGTAGTCAAACATTACCTCGTAAATTCCCTAATGTTTATAAAGAGGATTTAGCATATGGGTACAAAATAGACCCAAGACATGGTGATGATGAGTTAGCTACTAACAAAGAGTATTTATCCCCTATTCCTAAGAGTGAAGGTACAGGGTTAAATGCTGCTTTTAGTTTAGAAGATATGTTGGGATTTGGAACAACAAGTGATAGTGAATTTACTAAATACACTAACTTTGCTACATCAGGAGTTCTATTATCAATATCTTCTTCTGCTCAGCAGTTAAAGTTCTCTGTACCAATGCAGCATGGATTTGATGGAATTAACCCAGCGGCTCCAAAGAATACTGGAACCTCTATTAGTTCTGCTAATATTATGGGTTTTGATTGTAGTTCAGCTACTGCTAGTGGTTCTGTTGCTTATAAAAGAGCAATTAACGCTGTTAGTAATCCTGATGAGTATGATATCAATATGTTGGTAACACCAGGTATTATTCATAAACATCATTCTGTTGTTAGTAATCATGCAATCGATAAAGTAGAAGCTAGAGCTGATGCTTTTTATGTAATGGATGGTTCCGATATTGACGACAATGTTGCTACAGCAGTAAATAATGTTGCTACATTAGATACTAATTATGTTGCTACTTACTATCCTTGGGTTAGAATGGATGATCCTTCTAAGAGCTCTGGTACAATCTATGTACCACCATCAGTCGTAATACCTGGTGTGATTGCTTTTACAGATAGTGTAGCTCACGAATGGTTTGCTCCTGCTGGTTTAACTAGAGGTGGACTAACAAATGTTCGTATGACTAAGAAGAAACTTACTCATACTGATAGAGATACTCTTTATGAGGGTAGAGTTAATCCAATTGCTTCTTTTCCAGGTCAAGGTGTTGTAGTTTTTGGACAAAAAACACTACAATCTAAACCATCTGCGCTTGATAGAATCAATGTAAGAAGACTATTAATCAGATTGAAGAAATTTATTGCTTCTTCAAGCAGATTCTTAGTGTTCGAACAGAATGATTCTTCTACAAGAAGTAGATTCTTAAACATAGTTAATCCGTTCTTAGAATCAGTTCAATCCAATAGTGGTTTGAGTGCTTTTAAAGTTGTAATGGATGATTCCAACAATACACCTGATGTCATAGACAGAAATCAGTTGGTTGGGCAGATATTCATACAACCTACAAGAACCGCTGAGTTTATTGTATTAGACTTTACAGTTCTACCAACGGGTGCTGCATTTCCTGAATAAAAAGGGGGTGTAAAGTAATAAAAGGGGAGTATAAACTCCCCTTTTTTATTATATATGATATTTATAATTGATGAAGATAAGTTTCTTAAATTGTTAACTATAGTAGCTCATCAATGTAGTTAATAGTAGAAGGTTTAAGTGACGATTAACAATAACTAATTTAAGTAGGACTTAAATTAAATTAGGAGAAATATAATGGGAACAAGAAGTGGTTTAAATAAAGCTGCTAGAAGCACATTGACAGGTTTAGCTGGATTATCTGATAACATAATAACAAAAGACGATAAGTTAATTATGGGAGTTGAAAATGTCGCTGGTGGTAATGGTAGTGGTAATTCAGTAACATTGGATGCTGATGCAACTTTTCATTTCGTAACTACTGCTACAAACTCATCTCACGTTACAGTGGCTGATGGTGTTGCAGGACAAGTTAAGTTCATTATTCACAAAACGAGAAGCAATTCAACAGATTTGGTAATTACTCCAACTAATTTTGCTGCTGGTTCAACATTAACTTCTAATCTCGGGTCAAGATCCGTAGGATTGGTATTTGATGGAACTAACTGGCAAGTAATTAGTGGTGAAATCACCGGTACTGCTGAAATGGTAATTGGTTAAGAATAATAATCATATTAACAATAAATTTGGGGATGGATTTCTATCCCCTTTTTTATTATTTGAAAAACTATGAAAAAACTATGAAATATTTGACCAATATTCTGTATCGATTTTTCAGTTTGTTTATATTTATATATGAAAGAATTAAACACTTATTAGGAGAACTGAAATGGCAGATTTAATCGATCCTTCAGAAATTATGTTTACACCTTTTGAACCGAAAGTTAAGAATCGGTTTATTATGTATATAGAAGGAATCCCTGCATACCTTATTAGAGCTGCTGCTCGACCAACAATTACATTCGAAGAAATCGAATTGAATCATATTAATGTTAAAAGATATGTAAAAGGAAAAGGTTCTTGGGAACCATTGGAAATCACTCTTTACGATCCTATTGTACCATCGGGTGCTCAGGCAGTTATGGAATGGGTTCGTTTACATAAAGAATCTGTTACCGGTAGAGACGGATATTCAGACTTCTATAAGAAAGATGTTACTTTCAATGTATTGGGTCCTGTAGGAGATAAAGTAGAAGAATGGACATTAAAAGGTGCTATGATTCAATCTGCTAACTTTGGTGATATGAATTTTGAAACCAATGAACCTAATGAGATTATACTAACATTAAGATACGATTACGCTATCTTACAATTCTAAGAGGATAATATGAGTTTTTTCAGAGAAATGCTTTCTAGTGATGCTAAAATCTCTAGTAAAAGATTTGTCGGTTTTATGGCATTCTTTATGCTGATTTGTAGTTGGGGTGCTGATACCTTTTCTGCATTTGAAGTTAAGGATAAGATATTAGAATGCTTTATGTACATTTCAGTCGTTGGATTGGGTGTTACGGCTGCCGAAAAGTTCGGTAAAAAATAGTTATAGTTCTAAACTAAATCATAGGAGTCAGTTATGACAGAAGTCAAATTCCCTACGGAAGTAGTGGATTTGCCGTCTAAAGGATTATTGTATCCAAAAGATAGCCCCCTATCTTCTGGTCAAATAGAAATCAAATATATGACGGCAAGAGAAGAGGATATTCTCACATCAGCCAACCTTATAAAAAAAGGTATTGTTGTAGAAAAGTTAATTGAGGCATTAATAGTGGATAAATCTATAGATGCTGATGAATTATTGGTAGGAGATAAAAACGCAGTTCTTGTAGCAGCTCGTATTTTAGCATATGGTAAAGAATACGAAGTTGATGTGAATGGTCAGACTGTGGTTGTTGATTTAACACAACTGAAAGATAAAAAGTTGGATGAAAGCATGGTCAAGAATGGTGCTAATGAGTTTGATTTTGAACTACCAGCAACTAAAAGAAAACTAACATTTAAACTACTTACATCTGCTGATGATAAACAGATTGATAAAGAAGTTAAAGGTTATGAAAAGATTGGTGATGGTATTGGTTATGAGTTAACGACAAGATTAAAACATATGATAATCTCAGTAGATGGTGACAGTAAAAAATCAAGCATTAATCATTTCGTAGATAATGAATTTTTATCAAGAGACTCAATCGCTTTCAGACAGTATGCGAGTGATATAATGCCAGATGTAGATATGACATCAACATATACAGATGAAGGTGGTGAAGAAAAGGAGTTTACGGTCCCTATGACCGTTACATTTCTTTGGCCTACCGTTGGAGTATAAAACTCAAATACACGAACAACTCTTTCAAATAAGTTTCAACTCACAAGGTATGTTTTCTTTTTCAGAGGTATACAACATGCCTATATATCTAAGAAACTTTTATTTTAAAAGACTACAAAAACACTTTACCGATGAAGCTGAAAAGATAAAGAAAGCTCGCCAAAAAAGTAAATTTTCACACCCATCGTTCAAAAAATGATAAGTTTGATATTTATTATTGAATAATTCCACACAAAAATAATCTATGGAGAATCAATATGGGTTTGTTAGATAAACTGATAGACAAAATTATCGATGGTGCTAAAAAGAAGAAAACTGATGCGATTGTAAGTAAACTAGCAAAAGAAAATCCAGAGTTTGCTAAAGTATTGAAAACACAATACAAAACACATCAAGAAGTTGAGAAAAAATTACAACAAATATTAAAGAAAAAGGGATTAAAACCATAAAATGGCTAATGAGAGAGATTTAAAAAACGCTAGGGAAATTGCCAAAGCTAACGAAGCTGCAGCTAAAACAGCTAAAGAACGTGCTGCTTATGAAAAAGACATAAGAGACTACTCTAATGCTAGTCTAAGAGCATCTCTCTCAGCTCGTGGTATTACTAAAGAAGAATTTTTAGATGCACAAAAAAGAGCCAGAGAAGAAGCTGAAATTACCAAAGAGAAAAAAGAACAGGCAAAGATTGGATTAAAAACAGCAAGCTTAACCTCAAAAGTTAACAAGTTATTAAAATCTGGCGCTGGTGCTATTTTAGAACAATCTAATTTAACAAAGACATTAAATGTGTCTATGGAACAAGCTCAAAAACATACTGGTGATGTTCAAAAGGGTTATAACCTAATAACAGAAGCTCAATTGACAGGAATACAAGCTATCAAAGATGGTACGATGAATGCAAAAGAGTTTATGGCTAATTTAGAAGAACAATTTGAGGGTATGAGTGAAGAGGCAAAATCATCTTTTGAGAGTATGAGAGATGACCTAAAAAAGTTTGCTGAGGATGCAGAAAAAGCTGGAGAAGGTTTATCAGACGCATTAAACATAGACGCGAAAGATTTAGATGGTTTAGAGGGCGCTAGAGAAAAGTTAAAACAATTCTCTGCTATAGCTTCGAGCCCAACACTAATGGGTGCTGCTGCTATAGGATTAGCATTAAAACTCATAACCGATTTTGCTAAAGAGGCTGTAGAAGTAAGACAAGAATTAGGAACCACCGCAGTTGATTCAGCTAGAATAGCTGGTAATATGAAGATAGCTGCTCTTCAAGCTAAAGCTTTTGGTGGTAATGAAGAGGAAGCAAGAAAAGCAGTTAGTGCTATTAATAGGGAGTTTGGTAGTTTAGATGCTTCATCAGGTAATGTTTCAAGATTAGCTGGTAAAATAACTGCTCAGTTTGGTATTGGTGGAGAAAACTTAGCTAAACTTACAAAACAGATGTCCGTTCTAAATGGGGAGTCTTTAGAAACCAATATTAACACATTAGAAACTGTAGGTAACTTAGCGAGGGCGGCTAGAGTAGCACCAGCAGATGTTTTAAACGATATGGCAGAGAACACGGAGTCATTTGCCAAATTCTCAAAAGATGGTGGAGCGAATTTAGCTGAAGCCGCTATTGAAGCTAGAAAGTTAGGATTAAACCTAAGCACTGTAGATAAGATAGCAGAATCTTTATCCC